GGGGGGGGGGGTAAACTCAACGGCTATGCTTTGTGGATTCCGTGATCGCAACATCCGGCCAGACTTTATATCTTTTGCGGATACTGGGGCAGAAATGCCGCACACTTATGAGCACGTTGCCGCAATGCACACCCAGGTCAAAGCGTGGTGGGGAATTGAGTTATTGACTGTGAGACAAACCTATCAAGGGGGGTTTGAAGGACTTGAGGGGCAATGCCGCCGCCATAAACAAATGCCCAGCCTTGCCTATGGCCGTCGCTCATGCTCTATGAAATACAAGCATGAACCCCAAGAAAGAGCGCTTGGTAAGGCAATGCGTACTGCGGGAGTTGTGGAAGTAAGGCGGGCGATTGGATTTGACGCAAACGAAGCCCATCGTGTAAAGGAAGCGCATATGCTGCCCCGCAAATTAGGTAAAGGACAACGCTGGCAAGCGTGGTATCCGTTAATAGAATGGGGCTGGCGCAGGGAAGATTGCGTTGCAGCCATCAAACGCCACGGCCTTCCACAAGCTGGCAAAAGCGCCTGCTACTTCTGTCCTGCAATGAAGAAAAGAGAAGTGTATGAATTGCGTGACAAATACCCAGAACTTCTTGCCCGCGCTTTGGAGATTGAAGATGCGGCCCAGCTTACGAATAGAACTAAGCGCGGGCTTGGTGGGCAAAACAACCTTTGGCGTAACTGGCTAGCAATGGACGCAGCGCAACAAAAGCTGTTTGACGGCATTGAGCCATCGCACGTTCCATGCGGCTGCTATGATGGTGGGTAACTAAACCCCGCCCCAAGTCTTGAAACGACCCAAACCCCAGAAAACCCACGCCGGATGCACTTGGACTACCCCAAGATTCTTCGCCTTTATCCGTTCCGCATTGCGACGCGCCTATACACGCTGGCCTCCCGTCTATGCCGCAAGGAAAGCAGCAAGGAAGCCATACAGCGGACCCAACGTCCGTCAGAAGTGGCAGTTCCAGTGTTGTGCTTGCAACCTCTGGTTCATGCAAAAAGAGACCCAAGTGGATCACATCGTAAGCTGTGGAAGCCTCCGCAACTTTGACGATCTGCCGGGATTCACGGAACGCCTGTTATGCGAGGCAAGCGGGCTCCAGATCACATGCAAACCGTGCCACCAAAAAAAGACTAACGAAGAGAGAGCGCAGCGCAAAGCTGAACAATAACATGAAAGCTAAATCCACCGTAAATGCCTCTGGCAACTACACTAAACCAGCCATGCGAAAGCGAATGTTTTCGTCCATTAAGGCCGGAAGCAAAGGCGGCAACCCAGGTCAATGGAGCGGAAGAAAGGCCCAGCTACTCGCCAACAACTACAAGAAGGCTGGCGGCGGCTACACAAACTAATGAAAGCACCACAACGTAGCCTTTCAGATTGGGGACGCCAGAAGTGGCGGACATCCTCTGGCAAACCAAGCCTTAAAACCGGAGAGCGGTATCTGCCGGACAGCGCATTCAATGGTTTAAGCAAGGCCGAAATTGCCGCCACCAACGCAGCTAAGAGAAAGGGCATGAAAGCGGGGAAGCAGTTTGTTTCCCAGCCCAAAGCCATTGCTAAGAAAACAGCCCGCTACCGCTAACCATGAGCGCACCCAAAGTTGACCCCGTCACCTCTGCCCGCATGGAATCGCTGCTCCTAGAGCATTCTGACGGACTGCTTGGTTGGGAGATTGCCGTTGCGCTTTTCGGCACCTCAAGCGAAAGCGCGAAACGCAAGGTCCGCGCCATTGCGTCCCAACTAAAGCCGACAATCATCTCGGCCCCCAGCTGCGGCTACAAACATCTGAATTGGGCAAGCGACGAAGAGCTTTGCCATGCCCGCGCCTCCTTTGGTAATCAGGCCGTAAAGATGATGAAAAACGCATCATTGATTGGCCGGGCTCTAAATGCCCGAAGAATGGGTCAAGAGGTGTTAAACCTAGCCACATGAAACCACCAATCCCGTTCCAAGTAGTTAGCGACATCCACGGCAGCGAGCTAGACGAACGGGCTGTAGATGCCTGCCTAGCCTTCACAGAGAGCTTTAAGCCCAAGATACGGGTGATTGCAGGCGATCTGTGGGACTTCTCGGCCATTCGCAAGGGTGCAAGCGCGGACGAACAGGCTAAGAGCATGGCGGAGGACTACGAGGCCGGGGTGCGATTTGCCAACCGTTTTTTCAAGGGTGGCACCGACAACCACCTCATGCTAGGCAATCACGATGTCCGCATCTTTGACCTGGCCGAGTCCAAGGAAGGGGTGAAACAAGACCTTGGGCATCGAATGGTGGCAGACGTTCAAGCCCTTGCCCGCAAGAACAAGGCCAAGCTCTGGCCCTACGACAGCCGGGAAGGGGTGCTGGAGATTGGCAAGCTCCGCGTGGTTCATGGCTATCACACGGGCATGTCAGCCTGTGCCGCCCACTCCCGCATCTACGGCAACGTCATATTCGGCCACGTCCACTCCATCGAGAGCTTCCAGACCCCCGGCCTCCAACAGCAGGAAGCCCGCGCCATTGGATGCCTCTGCAAGCTGGACATGGACTACGTTAACAGGAAGACCGGCAAGCTACGCTGGGCGCACGGCTGGGCTGCTGGCTACCTCTTCGAGGACGGCACCTACACCCTCTGGCAGATACGGGGACTAAACGGCAAGTTCTACGCCCCCACTGGTCTGCAATGCTTCTGATTGGTTAAAACAGCCATAACAGCCATTTTATCTGTTTTCTCACATGAAAATTAGAAAAAACAACCCTTGGGCGGCAATGGATGCCATCGTTAACGCCAACCCAGAGCCAATGGGGAATGGGTGGTTCTCCACCCAGGAATACGTTGAACGCTACAAATGCACCCGCGATTCAGCCCACAACCGGCTTTGCGGCATGAAAGACCGGGGACTGGTAGAGCATTGGAGCGGGAACGGCGGGCCTAAGCAACGGGTGATAGCTAAATGGCGTGTAAAACCCGTTTAGGGGCGATTCTAGCCATTCTGAGCTAGAATGCCATATCTTGCAGAGAAAGGGCGGGAAATGCCCTTAATCTGCATTGTATGGCGTTTTAAGCCCTATCGCAGAGGAACGGGACGCTGCTCTGGCGGAAGGTTGCCACGCCCCATCTGCATCAACATGTTCCTGGCTCCAGCAGATGGCAATTTGTCTGCGTTGGTCATAAATACCCGATCAACCAATTCGTCTTGGACCCCTTTAGACAAAAGGTAATTTTGAGAAGGACGCCCAACTAACGGCACGCCAGCAGAAACCAAACCAGCAGCATTACCCTGCGCCAAATTACGAGCCGTATAATTCACGGCAGCACCTGGAACACCGGGCATTGGTGCGTTTACAGCATCTTGGGCATTGCGGCCAAAGGCCCGCGCAAAGTCAGCAATGTCGGCAAGTTTGCCAGTAAGCCTAATGCCAGGCTTGGTTCCCGTAGCACGAAGAGAGTCAAGTGCTTGAACGTCAAGAATTCCGGTGACATCATCCACCGAGTTTTTTAGGGCAAAAGCCTTGGCCATCAGAACACGCGACTTTAGCAGTCGATTCAAAAGACCCTTCTTGCCCATTAGATTTGCGGCGGCGTCAATCTGATTCTCCAGCGAGTCTTCAAGGGCTTTTGCGGCCTCAAAACGACCCAAGGCACCTTGCTCTGCCGCTTTCATTGCCTGCACAGCCTCTTTAATCTCAATGCGCGAACGCTTGAGAGCGTCAAGATTGTCTCCTGCCTTAAGAATAACGTCTATTTCTTGCGGGGTTTTAGACGCAAACGAGAACGTCGGCACCTTGCCAGCCTTAAAGTCAGCAATTTCCTTTGCCGCTTGAGTGCTAATCGCCCTGATTTCTTCGTAGGGGGCAGAAGCCTTTTCAATTACGGTATCAATGTCGCCTTTTATGACATTGCCGCTACGAAGAAGGCGCGTGGGTCTAAACGGAATCTGTTGCCTTGACAGCCCAATTTCTTTGCGAGCCAACTCTTGAAAAATGTATTGGTTTTCGTTAATAGCCCTAGCAGCAACGGCTTGATTTCCTCCAGAAAGCACGGTAGCTCCTTCAATCAATGGACCCGTTATTTCAAGTTCAGCGGGATTTACTACTAAACCTTCCGACCGCATCTTTCTAAAGGTGTCATACTTAAACTGAAGAAGCGCCTCGTTTCTTGCAAGAGCCTTTCCACTAATTGCCTGAGACACTTTCCCGGCAACATATCCCGTAGCCGCCGCCTGCGAAAGCTGGCTTAACTCGGGAAACCGTTTCTGATCCACAAGGCTATGCACCATCTCAGCCGCCGCATTTGCAAAAGCATTAGTCTTTGGGCCTTGCGTTGGGAACGCCCCCTGAATGGCCGCGCCATACACTCTACCGGGCTGCATACGAGCATTTGGGTCTGAGGACACATCAATGCCCTGCTGCATCAACTCAGCCATGGCCCCGGCCACAGCACCACCAACAATGGCCCCTGGCGTCCCGCCCATCCGTTTTCCTGCAATCTGGCCAACGGCGGTGGTTCCGCCAGCAAACCCCGCCCGCGTAGCCGTTTCAATGGCTTTAGGGGCAATCTCACGCATTAACACAGCAAGGCGTGCGGGAGCAGTGCCAGCAGCATCCCATTCCTTCTTGCGCTCAAAAGCAGCTTGATTCTCTCTTGCCAAAGCCGCGTTGTCAGATGCGTTCTGTTCCATCGCCTCCCGCGTGCCAGCAACCTCCTGAACCTTTGCTTGCCGATAGGAGGCAACCTTTTCAGCAAATTCCGGCGTTCCCTTCTTATCGGTATTAGCCAGAATCCAGTCCCCGTAAGTTTTTGATTCGTCCATGTTTAGTTGCCAATGGCGGCTTTAACCTTATCCTCATACGTTACGCCAAAAGTATCTTCGGCCTTAGAAAGCATATCGTCGTATTTCTTGGCAAATCTGTCGCGGGCTTCTTGCTGTTTGGCGGCTATGGCAGTCAACTTATCATCCTTATTTCTACCTGTGCGATAAATTCTTCCAAGCTCAACATCCAAGTCTGTTTGCGCTTTAAGCAGCCCAAGCAACTCTTTATTAGCCGCAGGACTCTTGCCAAGTTCTGGGCCAAGTGCCGTAAACAAAGAATTTTCACGCTCACTAGTTGAACCCTTTGATAAAGCTATTAGCTGAAAAAGAAACTGTCCAAATTGGGCTTGAGCGGCCTCACTGCTTCCAAGAGCGGCTTCATCCACCGGAATGCCTAAACCCTTAGCATAGCCAACAACCGACATCTTAAAGTCTTCAAGTTTTCCAGTTTTCAACCCTTTGTCTAGCTTGCTGCTAAGGGAGTTAATGGTTGGCAGGATTCGCAAAGCAACGTCAGCCCGGTCTCCCGTAAGGGGAAGTTCTTTTGCTAACATTGCTATGCGGGCCGTAGCTTCTGGGTCTCCAGAGGGATTACTGCGCTGTGCAACATCTTTGTAAATTGCAGAAGTTTCTGCTGGCGTAGGCTCGCGGCCTAAAGATGCCCTCTGGGCGGCTATTTCTGCGGCAACAGCCTGCTCATTAAAGCCTAGATTCTGTGGCTTTGGCGGCTTTCCTGCTTCATCTTGAGCAATAAGCGCATTAATGATGCCCGGCTTTTTGTCTGGATCAATGTTTGGCGCAGCGTAAACGCGTTGAATCTTTGCGTTTAGGTCTGCCGTTTTTTGTTGAAATGCCCCTGGACCCTGTGAAAGCTGCTCAAACGACGCCCCCATTCCCATTTGGTTCGGCACCAGGCTTTGCGTTGGGGCGTTTATGTTAGCAAAGTCTTGTTGGGCAAGCCTGTTTTGCTCCAAAGCGGCTGCGTTTTTAGCGCGCTCTGTCTGAATTTGATTGGCCGACAAGAAAGCAGGCAACGACTGAAATCCTCGCGTTACAAACTCCATTCTTCCTTTTGAGTCCATGCCCCTAGCATCCGTAATGGAATCAAGCATCTCTGGTTTCATCATGCCAGCATCAATCAACCCCTTCATCGTGGATTCAAACGACTTAAGGGCGGCATTAGAGGTTTTTATCTCATCTTCTTTTTCCTTGCGCCGTTGAGCACCAAGCTCAATGCCTCTAGTGAGCGAGGAAAACCCTTGCGAGATGCCTTGGGCCAGGATTTCGCCGCTTCTGTCTTGAACTCCAGGATTGTAGGCCATTTTAGTAGATTAACCCGCTCCAAGTTTTGCCCCGAGAACATTTCCAGTGGCCGAAATTCCGGCAGCAATAAGGGCGTTTTTGTTGTTCATCTTGGCAATGCGTGCCGCTTCAGCAGCGTTAAATGCCGTCATGTTGGCGTCTGTTGCAACGCCCGTAACAAGACCAAGCTGACCCGAGAAGTCAGGATTGGCTCCAGCAGCAGCGTTATACACCCCGCCAGCGTTCTGCATTGCATTACTCCGCTGCCCAAGGACAAGGCTAGACGGGTCATAGGCGGCATTCTGATAGCCCCCGGCGACGTTCATCTGATAGTTGCGATTGGACTCCGTCTGCCCCATCGTGGTTTGGCCTAGCAAGCCAAGGTTGGTGATTCCTTGCTGTTGCTGTTGGGCCGCAAGCTGTTGATTGTAACGAGCCTGCTCATTAGCCGCGTTCGCGCCAAACATGCTCGCCTGATTAACTGACCCAGCATTGTACTGCGACGCCTGATTAGCAGCCGATGCCCCAAACTGGCTGGCCGCGCTACCTAATTGAGCATTTTGAAGCGAGGCTTGATTATATGCGCTGGCACCAAATTGGGCAGCGGTATTGGCCGATTGAGCATTGTAGAGCGAGGCTTGATTAGCCGCGCTAGCTCCAAATTGACTTGCAGCGTTAACCGCTTGTGCGTTGTACCGGGCCTGTTCGTTAAACGACCCGGCGTTGAATTGACCCGCTGCATTCAATGATTGCGCGTTAAAACGAGCCTGTTCGTTTGCCGCATTAGCCCCAAATTGGCTGGAGGCGTTAAGTGCCTGTTGATCCGCCAACGAAAGCGAGAGCCCAGCCTGCTGTTTAGCCAATGCCACTTGAAGCGCCGCACTTTGATTCTGGGACTGAAGGGAGACATCTTGCCCGTAAAGACCCGTAGCAAAGCCACGATTGGCGGTAAGGTCTTGCGTGTATGCCTGATTAAGAGCAGCAGCCGCTTGCAAGTCTTCCATTTGCCGGGCACGCTGAGCAGCAATACGAGCCCCAATCTCAGCAGAAATAGCAGGGTTGGACATCTCAAGGCCGCGAGAAGCAAATGCTTCACGGCTTCCCTGCTGAATGGAACGAAGTTCCTCCTGTGAAAGCTGACCCGTAGAGGCTGCAAGCTGTTGCGCCCGCTGTTGAAGGGTTTGGGCTGCGCCGCTAGGACCAGCAGTAAGACCCTGCCCATAAAGCGACTGTCCAAGCAAACCCCGCCCAATCATCTGGGCATTAGCATCTTCAACCGCACGGGCGTTTGCCGCCGTGTATCCCTGACTTGCGGCTTGGCTTGCGGCATATTCCCGCATTGCAGCCTGTTCTGCCGTATATCCCTGCGAAGTAGCATCTCTGGATGTATAGCCCTGCGAGGTGGCGTTTGTAGCCCCATAACCCTGTGAAGCAGCCAAGCTAGCCCCGTAGCCCTGCGTTGCCGCTGGACCCACCGCTTGCTGCCCTAGAACAGCCCCACGATAGGCTGCGTAGGGGTCTCCGCTGTCCACCATGCCCCCAGCCTTGCCTAGAGCCCCAAATAACTCAGAATTGTTTGCGCGGTAGGCTGCTGCTAGTTGCGGGGAAAGGGCTGTTACGTCGGCTGCACCAGCCGCTCGCGCAGCCGTATTAGCGGCATTCTCAACGGCTCCAAGTTTGCCTGCAATCGCCCCTACCGTGTCAGCAATGCCACCAGAGCGGGGAACATCACCCGGCTTAATGTAAGACGCCGCTCGGATAGCATCTTCAAGCCAGTTGGTTACATTTGTACCTTTTGCCTTTTCCCGGTCGTATCCCTCTTGAAACTCAGGGTGTTGAGCAAGGAACGCCTGCTCATCAATCATTCCTAGCGCAGCCTCAGTGGTGCCTTGCAGACGCTCCTGCCCCGTTGCCCGCTCTGTACCAACACGATCACGGACAGCATCCGTCGTTTGCCCATATCCGGCAACTGCATCATCAAGAATGTTTCCTGTTTTAATGTCGGCCATGTTAGGTGGTAGCGGGTTTTAAGTTGGCCAAATAACTGAGAACGGGAATCCGGCTTGCTGTGGAACATCCCGCAAGGCCGCACGATAGGGAGCCCATTTAGCTTTAACAACTGCGCTAACGTCCGCGCATTGGGTCCAATCGGACTTGGCAATCAACAAATCCCGCGCCTCACGAACCTCAATAGCTTTAGCCTTGTGTTCCTCTGGGGTTGCAGAAAAAGGAATGATGGAAAACACCCCTGCGTTAAACGAATACTTCCCCGGCGCATAGTCCGCTGGAAGCGTAGCCTCCACTATCTGCCAGCCCGCAATAATGTGCTTGGGATAGACGGCATCTGAGGACGCAATGGCGTCAGCCGTTTCCGTAAGGCTGCCCACCGCAAGAATGTTTGAACCTTGGATTAGGATTTTCATGCGGCAATCTCAATGTTAAGTAGGCGCATTTGATAGGTTGAGGCAGAGTTAACAGTAGAGCCTCGACTTGCTTGCCCAAGAAGAATAACTCTATTGCTTGCTACCGCCGGGATTGGGAATTGAGCAATAAGCTGCGAAGGCGTACTAATAAAGCCTCTATCATAAAAATAATCCCCATTTGACCTTAATACAATAACGCCCGATCCCCCCGCCGCAGCGTTGCTAAAGTTGCTAATAAAAACGTAATCACCGCTAGAAAGCCGAACGCTACGAAAACTGCTTATGGCTGAGTTTACGATACTTAAATTAGTTTTTAATGCACCAGAAGTAATTGTGGTGCCAGAAATTTTATGTGGGACAAGAGCTAATTCATAAACTGAAGTGGTTACGGTAACGCTTTCCATTACCGATATAAAATCACTTGTTCCTTGTGGAAGAATAGCTCCTGCTCCTCTACTTCCGCTACCGGCCGTACTAATGCTATTAAAAAGTATGGTTCCCGCAGTAACAGTTCCTGCGCTTTCTGTAAGAATTACAGCGCGGCTTACCGAAGTGAGGTTAAAATAAGAAAATAAAACTGTGGTAGCGGTAAGTGGAAATAGAATAGGCTTGTAACGGTTATAAGAACCAATGGTAGCAGCATAAGTTAAGGTGGGGCTAAGACCCGCAATTGTTTCTACCGTTAATACCGCACCAACAGTTACCGTTGTTCCTGAAATTGTAAATGCTTGAGCGCCTGTAATAGTATCGTTTGTGTCTGGAGCAATCAGTGCTTTTGTTGTTGATAACAAACACGAAGCAACAGGCCCCGCGGTTAATCTTGTACCGCCAGCAGTCGAAGTTGCAACGGTGCAAACCGGAGGATTGGCATTGGTAACGCTTACCACCACTGCGCTAATGGTGTAGGGAGCAGCAGCTCCGCTCATATAAATCACCAATCCAGTAGTCGCCGTTAACGGGTAGGTCGTAGTGCTATCAACGACATTGTTTGTCGCAATAATGTTAACCGCGCTGCCGAGATTAACCGTTGTTCCACCAGATACTTGAAACGCTGCAACTGAGGTATTGCCGGCACCTGTAGCAGTGGCCCAACTAACCAGATAAAGCGTTGCCGCAAGTTGGGCAATCTTAGGCGCACCAGAAAAATCCTCAACTCCAACGCCAGTGTCTGTTAGTGTAGATGACGCCGTTCCAACGGTTAAAGTGGTTGCACCAGAAAGTGAAATTACTACGCCAATTAATGTGCCGGTTGAACTGCTGTAAAACACAATTGCCGTTGTGCTTGTAATTAAGAACACTGAGCGCGGCACCATGCTCGCCGTAGCCGATACTGTTACCGGCGTGCCCACTGCGCCCGTGGTGTTATCAACCGCTACAGCAGCAAACCCGCTGGATAACGCAAGAAAGTGAAGCGACTTATTAGAGTCAAAAGCTAAAAAAGGAAGATACCGAGTGCCCGCGTAAGTAGAACTAAACGTGCTATCAATGGTAATAAGGCCGGGTTCCAGGTTGTCGCCAGTGATGTTCCAGACGCCTGCGGCGGTAGAAACGTCTTGGCACGAAACAAACGCGGTGCCACCAGCAGCAATCGCCATAAGCAATGTTCCGCTAGTGTTCCGAATGCCCACGGGATAAGCACCGCTTGCGTTGTTGAGATAGAACTTAGGCGAACCAACTGTCACCGTGGTAGCGTCAGGCAGCGTCACTGACTTGCCAAGCGCGGTCATGGCAATTGGCTGATAGCCGGGAGAAGCAGCCGTTAGCGTGGTGTTTGTTGTAATTGTGGCACCAACAGAGCTTATTCCAGAAGGTAGTGAACTTGTCCAAGTAGTGCCATTTGAAGTGAGTACGTTGCCAGATGTGCCTGACGCCGAAAGGCCCGTGCCACCATTAGCCGCTGCTACCGTGCCTGTGAGTCCAAGCGTAACGGCTCCAGAGGCGTTAGTAACGGCAATATTGGTTCCGGCTGTCAACGCGGCCTTGGTAAAGCCAGTGCCATTGCCAATCATCAACTGACCGTTGGTGGCGGTTTCCAGCTTTGCAGCCGTAATACCAAGGTCTTTGACAATGATAGCCCCGCCAGAAAGCGCAGTGGTGCTGGCATCAACAGCCCCTGAAACAAACGTAGAGCTATTAACAGCGGCGTTAAGGGTGGCTGCCGTAACTTGATCACCGTTTGTAAACGAATTGCCTGTCGCTAGAATAGCCATTAGGATGCTTGTGTTAAAGAGTTAAACGACGACATAGCATTGATTTTCGCCATTCTAAGCAATGGGCGCCCTTGAGTTGGCGTAAAAGTCATTTGAATGCCGTAGCCTCGCATATTCCCGATTCTACCACGCACGGATGCGTCTTCACTGATTGCCAGCACAGCACCAAGATAGCCGCCTAAAGTGCCAAGCGTAGCGGTGCTGTCTACGTTCTCCGTCTCAACAGAGATTGTAGCATTTGAGGTGTTGGTGGAGCTACTTTCCGTGTGTAACTCAAAGCTGTTAAACTTCTTACGGTCGGTGTCTCCCATGTTGTATTGCCGTGTTTGGCCGTAAGACGTTGGCCGCACAGAAGTGGGAGGAACGGCTATTCCCAAAGCTACCACGTCTACGTCATCTTCTCGCTCTTCCAGGATGTGAATGCCACCTAAACGATTGACGGCGTAGAGCTTGTTTATTCCCCCGGCCCCGGCACTAATCAGGTTAGAAACGTCCCACCCAGACCCCGCCACAATGTCAATGCTCTCCCATTGCTGGTTTAACAGGTTGAAGACAAGGATGGCGTTATTCGTGGTCGCTGAATCAAGGGGAACCGCAAGGAAGTAACGATTGTCGTGGTAGATGGCTACGGAGTTCTGGGCGTAATCTGAGTTGATTCGCTTGATAATGGGGTCAATGGGGTCAGACAATGGCAGTCCGGCCCCCCGCAAATTGTAAAGGTCGCCAAACTGCGTGGCATACACCCCGTTATCAGACAGGAAGAAGATTTTGTTCCCAATGGTGACAACGCTCTTTTGAGCCACCAATCCGGCCTCCCGCGTGATTTCTTTGAGCGAGACATCGGTGAGCGAGCCTGACAACCCATCTAGAAGGTGGATGGAGTTACGGTTAAACACCACGGCATTGTCATCCGTAAAAGGATGAACAAATTGCAAGTAGTCCGAAATACCAGCCGTCACCTTGAGTTGATTCTGAAGCTGATCGTAGGTGTCAGCATCCAGGATGTCGCTGATAAGGATTTCGTCGTATACGCTACGATCCGTAATAACCTCGCTCCCGCTAGTCCCCGTAGACGTGTAGCGGTAGGGGACAATCAGGCGACGTTGATGGTAGGCCGCCCACGCGGGCGCGGGAGAATGAACAAACCCAAGTCCAACGCTTTGAGCCTTTCCAAGGACAACGGATGTTGCTGAAAAGTCATCTACGCTAGCAAAGAATGTAAATGTGCCAGACGTTGGCACGCTTTTGACAACATAGGTGGCTCCGTTCGTTAGGGGAGAACTACCCTTGTCCATGATTGTAACAATGTCGCCAACGGACAGGCCGTGCGCTGTTTCTGTTACCGTCACCACGCCAGCCGAGCAAGCTGTGTTAGTAGCTGCCGTAAACACCAATGGCTGGGTGTAATCTCCATTAGCCACCTTGGTAAACGTAGGCGTTGAGGCAATGTCCCCGTCAAACTCTAGGGCGGTGAGACCGTCCCGAAAAATGTAAACCTTATTAAACGCCTGCAACAGATTGACGTTTTCGGTGATTGTAAGGGAAGCGGGATAGGTGATGTTGGTTTCAACCCCGGTGGTTAGATTCACCGCCATTGCTTTGTCATAAAGCGCGACAATGATGTATTCCTCGTTGTCATCTAATGGGTTAGAAAACAGGCATGAGCCATAGGCCGCATTAACCAAAGCAGAAATAAATGGCGACCCTGCTGTTCCTGTTCCAGTGTAGGTTTCACTACCCGGTGCCCCACCAAGAAAGATTGTAAACGTCGTAGCTCCAGTCACCGTAACAGTCCTATTGCCATTAGGATCTACTGTTCCCGTAAGGCCGGCAATACCCACCTGTGTTGCCGTGGTAAACCCGTGACTTGTTGTAGTAGTGATAGTTACCGTTTCAGCCACCCGAACTGCCGTTGAAATGTTTTTGCTAGCATAGACGTAAAATGGAAGAATCAACGCTTCGCTGCTTGTGTCTATGAGGCCAGAGAAGAAATCAATGCCTTTGCGGGGTTGCCATGCCCCGTTTACGCTCATTCGCCCATTCTGGCTGTAGGCCATAATGCCGGGTTCCAGTTGGTCGGGACGCAAACGATTGTTCATCCCAAGGAAGAACGAATCGCCAGCCGAGACTATGGCCGTATCTCGATCTCCGTACTTGTCATATCTCGACATATGGTTATGGCTTAAACCAGCTACGCACCTCGCGGATTGCCTTGGGGGTAGCTAAGATAAGGGCGCATAAAGAAACAAGTCCGGCCAAGGCAGCGGCTACAAATTGAGCTGTCTGCACTAGATTCACGGAAAACCAACCTGAAATGGCTCCAATGGTTGAAATAGTAATTGGATGTTCTTTAATCATCGCTTTGCTGAGTAACGGCTTCCATACCACCAGAAAAGCGCGGTAAAAGCCCCAAAGGTTATTTCGCCCAGCATTGTTTGCCGGGCTGCTTCTGGGGACACAGAAAACACATAAACCAAAACACAAAGGAGTGCCCAAGTAAGGCCGGGGCGGGTGAAGCTGCGGAATGCCTCTACAAGGGTAAAGACAGAGGCCACCCAAGGAACAACCCCAAAAGGCACCGTAAACGCAGCTTGCGACTCCTGTGATTTGCCAAAGGCATCCCAAGCTGCCGCCTTCTCAGCGGATTCTGTCTTAGCCCGCATAAGCATGATTTCTACCTCGGCGTCCTTCTTCTTACGCCAAGCCTCAAAGATGCCAGTGCCAAGATGGAGGATGGACCCAAACACCCCACCACCCGCTGCGTTAAACAGTATGTCTGTAAGGGCCATTAGAACCGCAAGTGGTTAATTGACGCCGCTCCTGCGGGGAGAGCGTTAAGAAAAACAAGGGCCATTAAATCGCACGGGTGCGAAGCCGAATCTGGAAAGCAGTGCCGCTGGCTGGCGTAAAGGCAGCATTAGTAACAAGTTGACCAAACAAAGAGGTGACGCCAGAAGCCAACTTCACTTGATGACCAATGTTAGCATTAATCCCAAACAGGGAATTTCCGTAATCAACCATCGTTACATTATCCAAGACAGCAAGATGCTTAAGCTGATCTGCCGTCACCAAGTTAAAGGCCGCATTGTCAACAATAGCCGTTGGGCTTGCGTCGTAAATATGGAGACGAAAGGTGGTCATTCCGGCTGGGATAGCCGTTGCATCAATGGTCAAGTCGTAGCCAGTGACAATCACATTACCACCCGCTGGCCCCGCCAAAGCAAAGGTATGGATGGCACTACCAGCTACGCCAGCCGCATTAATGCCAATAACGTCGTTAGCAGCGTAGGCAGTGGCATCAGCCGTACGAACAAAGGAAACGGTAGACACCGCTCCCTCCGTGGCCGTGGACGTTGGGGAAGAAAGGACCACTGGCAGCGCGTTGCTAACGCTTACGAGACGCCCGAGGTTTTGGAGATTTACGGTGGCTTGGCCCATATTGGGGGTGATTTTACACTATTAGGTTAACGACTTTGACGACTTCCGTGAGATTGAAAACGAGAGAGAATTTGCCCATTTGCCTGATTCTGTGGCCTCATAAGCTCCAATGCCAAATACTCCTTGGCTACTTGTTCCTCAACTAGAGCCTTGTCTACCTGTCCATCCATACGCATAAAGTCTGCATATGCGGCGTGGGCCATGTAGTTAAAGAACTCCAGTGGAATGTCGGTGTTGGTGGTGGCGTCGTATGGTCCGTCCCATTGTTTTTTGTAAGACACATAGAAGCCGGGAGCTTCCGTGTAATTGCCAACAACATGGCAACCATCGCTTTGGACGTAAAACGTGTACTCCCCGCCCCCAATAAGATTGTAAGGGAAGGCGTTGAACACGCGGATAAATGTGTCCACCTCTGAAATGTCGTCAGGTTGCGCCGTTGCCGTGCTAAGGGAGTAGGTTTCAGTAGCCGTGTTGGTAGTGGTGAGTTCGTAGGTGAACTCCGCGTCATCAGTCACCGTCACCTGATAGCTGCCATCTGGCTCAACAGTCCCCGTCATGCCAGCCATTGTAAGGTATTGGCCGGTAACAAAGTCGCCATCAATGTCCGCCGTCACCGTCACTGTCACCGTAGTCCCACTGCGAGAGGCAGCGGATATGCTTCGATTGCCGTCGTTAGCCGTATAGGCGAACGGAATGATGTTTAGGGGGCCGGGACGGGCTTCCGCAGCCACAATGAATCGTACCCATGTATCGCTCTCCCGGTAGGCTTGGTAGCCACGCCGGTTGATTAAGCTGTTAATCAGTGTTAATTCACTGGTTGTGAAAGCATCTACGCCAGCTAAGGCGCGAATCCTAACAAGGAGGTCGGCGTATGTTCCGCTTTGCATTAGAGCTTATGAACTACCAAATCAGGGTTGGTTTTTTGGAAATGCTTCAAAAACTCGCGGGAATGTACTTCCTTGTGCCCATACTTCTGAAGTAGGCGGAAATACTCCCAATCAGGCATTACACCCACATTCCTGCCCAATCCAGCCACTTTGCCAGCCCCACGCATCTCCTGTGCCGACTGACGGGCTACAGCCTCGCGTTTTGCCTCCGTTGCCTTCTTTAGCTCAACTCCCGTGCGGAACTCGCGCTCAATAGCCTTCCACCTGTCACCAACACTAAACCTCTTGGGCGGGATGATAATTTCCATGAAAAAGGGGCACAAGGCCGAAGCCCTATGCCCCATGATTCTATCCTACTTGCTTACAACTAGTCGTTGTACTGCGAGAGGTTGATGATTCGTAGACCAATGCCCCACTTGCCAGCGGTCAACGAGGTAACAGCCGCATCGGTCACCTCAAGCAATACAGGCGCACCAGCAACGGAGCCGCCAACAAACTTGCTGCCATTGGTCGTAAACAAATCACCCGTGTTAAACACAGGGACAGTCATACCGTCCGCATCCAAGGCGTCGATGAATTCATCTGGGTCCGCAGCCGTGGTCCCAACGTCAAGCACTACCGAGGTAGAGCCCGCCGCAGCCGTAATCTTCCAGACGCACGCACCTTCAAGCGCACCATTTGGAGGAATAGCGGCAATCGTGCGCTGACCACCGTTGCCGATGGCAATCAGATCGTTGAAGTCAACAATGACAACATCCGTCCAAAAAGAATTGGCGGATTCATTAATGCTAAGTTTAGCCATGTTAGTGATTATTTAGGGATTAGGTGAGAACGGTGATCTTGCCATGCGCACCAGGATGCAGCACCTCAAGCGTGCCGGTCCAGTCCACAAAGCCACGGTCTCCGCCGCCCAGATTTGGGACGCGGGAGCTACCAAGGGCAATCAGGTCCGCAACGCCCATGTAATCGGGGTTGAGGATGTAGCCGGTGTCCTTGGCCGAGGTGTCAGGAGCGCAATCAGGATTCATGTTCACGATGGACACGATGCCGTTGTCAGACTCGTAGAAATCCACGGTGAGCTTGATCGTCGCGCTGTCCGCGCTCTGCTGAATCTGGCGATACACCGTGTTGGTGCTGCCAGAGGTGCGAGCAAAGTCAGCGATGACAGCCCGAAGCGCGGTGTCAGCCACCAGCGTCAGGTCGTTTGCCATGCCATTAACGCGGTAGATCGAGGTGATCAGGCTGTTAAGGACGGTTTCGGTGAACGCGCCCGAGGCGTGAATGCTGCCCGAAGGAGTGCGGAACGCCGCAGGAACATCCGAAGGACCGCCGCTATCAATCCAGTCGCCCAGACCACGCAGCCCGTAGGCCGTGCCTCCACCATTTTCCGCAGAGCGGTCATTGGTAGAGCAGATGGTGGCCTCGATGTCACGCTTCAGTTCTTTGACAGCCTTCATCTCAGCCTGAGCAATCTTGGCTGGACCGACGCTATCGACGGCCTGCTGCAAGTCGCTAACCATGAACGAACGCCGGAGCTTCTGGACATAATTGCCCAAACGCGCCCGGCCAGAGAACTTGTCGGTGAACGCGGTGACATCCGAACCTTCGGAGACGCCCGTGGTCGAGACAGAAGCCAAGCTGTCAACGGTCCACTCGTGAAAGGTCGCCGTAGCTTTACGCTTCGGGGCCATCGAGAGGATAGGCGTATCTTGCGGGGCAAGAGTCGTAATAACGTCGAGGAGATCCTCGCGGTTGCTAACCCCAGAGCCGGGGTTGGTGGTATCGTAGGTGTTTGAAAAAGCCATGTTAGGCGGTGTTAGAGAACTTTACGTTTTGAGATTTGTGCTGTACGGAGTTTGAGCCAATCGCCTTTATCGCCACTCGCTTTGAACTTGGACTGAAGTTCCCCTATCTGCTTGGTCTGGATGCTTTCCGGCTTACGGCTTGCAGCCGCACCAGACTCAGGATTTTCAGGTGGCCGTGAACTAAGTTTCTTGCCCGGCGTCGTTTCCGATAGGGCAATTTCCTTACGTCCATAGATGCTGTTAGAGGCGTGGGCGAAGAAATAAGGCAACTGAGCAGCAATGTCGGGCGCGAATTCCTCAAGTTTCTTGAGTCGCGGGTCGGCAATGATGGCGTCATATTGCTTCTTCCTTTCGTCGTTAACATCTTCCAGCCAAGGAATTTCCTTCCGCGTCTGCTCGTCCATAGTAACTCGCAATTTCTTGCTGTTTTCTACAACCGAGAGGCGTCGTCCCACATCCGGCAAATACTCATCACGAGCTTTGCGGGCGCGGCGCAACGTCTCTCGTAGCTGACGCTTCGTATATTCCTTGCCATCCACCGTTGCAGCGATGTCGTCGGGGCCAATGTCCGAGGAGTCATCAAGCCGCATTTCCGCAAACTCAATCACTTCCTTGATTTCCTTGGCTTTTTCGGAGAGCCCAGCCGCATCCTTGATAGACGCAAATGGGTTGTCCTTCACCTCTTCTACCGCTTTGGCAGTGGTATCACTTCGACGAGCAAGCTCGGTTTCCAAGAAGCGCACGCGCTCCTCAGCAGCCTTCCGCTTTGCCGTTAGCTCACCGTAGCGAGCTACCGCCTTACTTCCGATGGACTTAGCCAGTTGACTAAGCTCATCTTCCGAAAGGTCATCCAAGTTTCCAGACTTAGCTTTTGAAAGAACGTCCTGTTTCTGAGCTTCTGGCGTTTCCTCCCCGGCTTCTGGCTTTTCAGCCTTTTCCGTGGATTCCACCTCCTTCTGCTTTTCGGCCTCAGATTCTGCTTTCGCAGTACCCTTACCGGCGAGTCGTCGTTGGATGAAATCACCCTCAGACATGTTATCTGTTTTCACTACTTTTTCTTGGGCCGTAGCGGTGGACCCCGATTCTGGTTCAGACATATTTGTTCCGCCAACTTAACGTCATGGCGACTACGATGGACGCATTGTAAGGCATATGCTTGACAGATAGCATATCTTTGCCATTTATTGGCTTTATAGGCGGCAGCACGTAGAAACCGTACCCGTGTCGATGGCCCTTTGCAGGGTAGCGGATTAACGACCCGCCCGCCTATTTCATCCGCCTACGGATGTTCTCCCAATCGCCATAGCGAAGGATGTCATCGTAAGCCTGAATCCTGCCAGCAATCTGCTGCACTTGGTCGGTGGAAGCACCCCGCAAGTCGCCAATAGCGGTCTCACGGGAAACATGCACTTGAGACATAAAGCGTTGAAACGCCTCAATATGCCCAAGATGGTCTAAATCCTTTTCGTCCTGAGTCATTAGGCTTTCTATTGGTTTACCGTATTAGCCTGTTGAGTGGCAACCTGTCCCATGCTGGCTGGCGCGGTGCCAACTCTACCAATCTCAGCGTTTTGCTGCTGCTGGATAGCAAACGAATACTGGGCGGAATACTTCTCTAGGCGGGTGCGGAATGCCTCGTCCTGTTGCAACCTCTGGGTAATGTCAGGCTGCGCGGCGTATTGCTTAATGATGTCTAGGGCTGATGTTGCCCCATTAGGCCGTGCGCCTACCTCAATGCCAGAGAAGATTTTAGTAAGATCGTCCGTAACATCCTTAACCATCTTATCCTGCGCGGCTTCTACAGGCTGAAGAATAGCATCTGCAAGCATTGGATTGATAGCATTAGCAGCAAATTCAATGGCACTATCGAGGTTAATACGGCCACTGCGGTCGTAAGGCACCAAAGCCAAAAGCTGCTCAATCTGCTTCTCACCTGTTTCTGGGTCCGTGTTTTGAACGTCAAACGAGATAGAGATGTCTACATCAACATCTGGGTCTCCCTTGCTGTAGGTTTGAGCATCTGGAACACCCGTAACCCTGAAATACAGTTGGTCTGGGCCAAACCGCTGAAAACAGTTGTAAGCAGCCTTAATTACGCCCTGAACGTGGGCCAAGAACTTATCTACAAAGTACTGACGCCGGGAGGCAGAAAGCGGGTTAGCGAAATCAAGCCCCATTAGCTTGTCTGCGCTAGAAAGAAGCGATTGCTCCATTTCTACGCTGCCAGGATTGTAAGCCGGGGTTGGACCCCACTCGTAGTCTCCCTGACGCATCCGGCCAATCTTCTTGCCTGGACCCCAATCTGGCGGTGGCTTGCCAATAGGGTGCATAAGCGGTGGCATGGTGGCCATGCTGTTACGGTCAGTGCGGCTATCCCGTTCTACTTTCACTCCGTACTGAATACCACGAAGTAGTTCGGGAATGGTCTGGAGATCGTAAAGTCGTTTATTGTCCTCAGAAAGCCGGGTGACAATAAATGGGTAGTCCTCGTAGCCGTTCATTAGCTCAAACTTTGCATGGCCGGGAACATCTCCTTTCCCTGTAAACAGCGGGGACATTACTGTTTGGTAGATACCCTGACTTCCATCTTCTTCATCAACAAGGCGTTGATAGACATACAAAACGTCAACCAAGTCGTCATTTTGCCACTCGGCAACGCTGGATCGGGTAGCCTGCTCTGCTGCATTGCCGTTAAATATGTCTGTGCTCTGTCCTCTGTAATGCTCAATGCAATAGTCGGCCCATTCACGGTTCCAACCAGACACTTCTACCTTATTCAAAATCTCCTGCACCGTCATCCTAATCTTGTAGAAAACGTAAGGAGCCTTCTGGGGGTCCATGCAATAAGGCGGAAAGATTACATCCCCATCTGGCGCACAAGTTTTAATGCAAGGACGATCAATGTCGCGGCGTGTCACCGTAAGCTCACAAGTGCCCTTGGCGCGAAGCTCATTAATTGCCTTCTTTGCCCGCTTGTCCTTAAGGTCAGGAAACACTGACTTGAGCATGGCAATTACCCCTACATCGTCGCTACCGTCTAAGATGACAGAGGCAAGGCGGGGATTGCTAGTGGCAATGTCTTCAAGAGAAAACTTCTGGAGGTACTTGTTCTTTTCCCGGTCCCAACCAACGTAGGTAATCATTAACCCGCGTTCAAAAAGGTAGTTAGATGCAAGCTCCATCTCCTGCTTAAAGCGGGGAATGTAGGAAGCAATCATCCACTTTAGGAAGCTAGATGTTACTTTAGCTTGTGCCATATCACCTACAGCTACTGGATAGGCACGAATGTTAGCACGGTTGAGAGACGTAAGACAAAGGGCAACGTAGCTGTTAATCCGTTCATTGATAACATGAACCTCAGTGTCTGACGCTCCTTCCCACGGAAAAGAGTCTGATCCATGCTTGCGAAGGTCTTCAGTCTTGCCCGGCCAGTAATTGCGCCGTTCATCGTAGGAACGCCTACATTGATTAAAATACTCAGCAAGCTCGGTTAGGGTGCTGTCGTAAGCATTCTTTAACGCAACATGATCTGGACCCTTTTCGCTATAAAACGTCAGGGCTTTCTCTTCGTTACTTTTTTGCATTAGGATGTCGGCGTTTTATCTGACGAATCATACCATGCCAAAATGATACTGGCATAGCTAACTTATCTGTTAGAACACGTTCAGACAACTCATGTCCCCCGCGCCCGCAATGCCGTTGAAGAAGCTCCCAGCCAGCCAGCCGGTCGGTTTGCTCGGCAATCCACTTAGGGTCTGTCGTAATGTCAGCGTGAGAGGACTTCATGTCTAAACGTCGTTCCTTTAATGTCTTGGATTGCTTCTACGGTAAAGTATTTGCCTACAAGCCTATCCTGCATCTTGCGGGGGATAGCCACTGGAATCTTGCCCTTAAACGTGTCAATGGTGCAATACAGCCAGCGGGGGTTGGGTGCTGTCTTAATGCCGTAGGCTTCGTAGCGATGAGCTACGGTAAGCGGGGCTTCCTCGCTCTGACGGATAAGGTCTGCCCCATCCTCCGTAAACCATGTGTTCTTTCCCTTTCCCTTACTGTGGATTGGCTGCAATACACGTTCAGCCCTTGCCATTAGCTGTCCAATTTCCATCCCCATTTCCTCGGCCAAAGCCGTGCATTTAATCTTCATTTTGTTTCTCTTAACAATCCCAAGCGCGTCTAGACCAGTAGTTTGCAGACAGCTTTCCTTCGCCACCCTTAATACCAGCAGAACGGGCGCAGTAGCTCTTTTTGCGAGCGGGGCTGCTCTTCTTAATGCTCATGTTGGCATCGCCAAATCGGACAATCTTTTCCACACCGTTAGCGCAGGCTTTAACAACAGACTTCTTTCCGCCCTTTAGGTCACGGCGCGGAACATTACATTTCATCTCGTTCTTGTTCATGGTTAATAACTTCCTCCTGATTGTTTCATGGCACCTAGCCACTTGGGGTCAACGTACCGAATGTCGGCAATAGCAGCATACCGCACACAATCCAAAGGGTCTTTCCATGCCTCGTCTTTGCCACCGTCACCCGTGTATTCTTGGATGGAACGGATAATGTTCTCGCATCTGTCGGAGATGTAAAAGCGTGGCCTGTTGCTACCATCTAGGGGTAGCTTGCGGTTGTAGGCCATCTTGTTCTGTAACGCCTGCAAGCCGTCTTCAATGTCCAAACCGGGGGCCGGAACAAAGGAAAGCCCGGCATCTGCAAGGTCGTCAATGATGCTGGAGGCTCCCGTAGCTCCCTGATACTTGGCGGCACCCAAACGCGGGTCGATCAGCCGTTCCATGATGTCTTCGCGGTATTCGCCTTCTAGGGTGGTGATGAGGGAGACATACTGCTGGACCCCCTCAATCTGCCCATCCCGCTTTGCGCCTTCCCCGGCACCCCATTTTCCGTTGCGCCACTCAGCCCAATCCCCGTGGCTAGCATCCGGCCATTCCCGATACACCCACCATGTATCCGTGGCATCTACGGCAATCCACGCCATAAACCACTTCTTACGTCCAGCGGGGTCAAGAACCTGATAGAGCGTGCAAGGGTTGTTTGTTGGGTCTTTTACCCAAGGAATGTCCTCATGCTTCACCACGTTAGTCTCGCGGCTAAAGCAGGGGAACTTGCTGGAAATGCTTTTCGTTGGCACGCCATACACCCGGCACAGAATCCAACTCTCGTCCCCCTTCGCCACAGCCTCCTTAGCCACCCGTTCGTAGCCGCTAAAGGGGTTGTCCTTTGTGTGGAGGTAGATGATGGCTGCATCCCTGTTAGAGCACTCCTGGACGTAAGGAAGTGCCCTGTTGTGCAGAAGCTCGGCGTTCTTGGTTTCGATGGTTTTCGCGCCATCGAGGAACTGTCGCACCGTCTCCGAGTAGCCATCAATCGGGGTGAACGTCAGCAGCATCTTGCTGTTACGGGTGGCTAAACGGAAAGCTAGGGTGTCCACCAACTCGGGGCCACCGAGGTATTCGTCGCACCACGCCCCTAGATTAACCGCCGTAGGGGAGAACGCACCAAGCTCCAACCCCTCTAGGACAGTTTGATTCTGCGTATATTGCGAGTAGGTCTTAAACAGGATGCGGCTCCCATTGGGGAAGATGAGGCTATTCCCGGCAAAGCCGTTCTGCTTGGTGTAGGAGATGTATTCGTCCTGCCCAAGCGTCTTGTGCTTATACTCCGCTGGAAGCTGGTGGAAGATGGCACTCTGCTGCACAAGCACCGACAACTCAGCGTTTTGGGCAAAGCACACAATCAAGCTGCCCTCGTTCTGCATGGCGCATTTGATTGTTAGCCAAGCACCCAGCTGAGTTTTCGATGCTCTGTTTCCACCAAGTGCCATCACAGCATCATGTTGCAAAAGCAACTCCTCGCACCTACGCCAGTTGTCTAGGATGAACCCGTAGCGATAGGGGTCTTGTTCGCTATTTGCAATTGCCGAATGGTAGAGCGTGTGCAGGGAGACAAGCTGTTCCGGCTCCATCATGGCAGTCTCGGCCTCCGTAGGTGGTAGCAGGATGGGGTGTTTACGCCAAACAAATGCCATTTCCGGTTGGATTATGCTATTGCTTTAAACACCACTACAGCAGACGGGAACGGTGCTGAGTTGGCGTGTTCACCAAACTTGAGACGGCCTCGAATAAACCGCACCTTGCCCTTGGCGGCGTAATCGTGCCACCACGCGGTATCAGTCCTTGCTGGCACTAGGCAAACAACTGTTGCGCCATCCAATGAAGATTTGTAAGCCTTTTCCATCCATTGGTTAATCTTGCGGCCATAAGGTGGGTTCATCCAACAGACACCCATCCATACTTGGGCCAACCCGTCGTCTTCCTTGGTAAAAAACCTCTTGCACTTAGCGTTCTCAACCGAAGCGCAAACGTCTGTCTCAAAACCAAACTCTTCGTTGATTTTATCGAAGAAGTCCTGCGGTGTAGACCACAGGTCGGTTGCGCTGCTAAAGTGTACGGCGGTGTTCATGCGTTCTAGGGAAGCTCTTCCCATTCCTTCTCATCCTCGTCGTCTAGCGGACCATCCTGTAAGAAATACGCCCTCATTTTTCTTTCATTCTTCTTATACCAATCCGGCGTGTCCCTGTGCGCGTTCATTCATTCCTTTGGCGTAACATCCACCTCAATAGCACTTTGCCGTATCTTGGCCCGCACAGCTTCAATCTCCCGCATAGCATCCTCCAACGACGCCCCTCTCCTGTGCTCCACAATCACCTTGTTCTCCCCCAAGGCCGCAAACGCCTTGTCCTGGGCTATGGCATAAGGCAGCACCAAGTCCCGTAGATTCACCTTGGCAAGCTCGTCTGGGTTGTCAGCCAAGCTCTGCATCTTCTGCTTTGCCAACAACCTAAGCCCTTCCGCCATCTCAAACCCATCAACGGCAAGCTGCTTCCGACGTTCCTCCAACGGCTTGTCATTCCTAGCCCTTAGCGCGGCAATAGACGTAAAACTAAGCCCCGTAGCCCGAGCCACCGCCTCATACGTCTCCCCTCCTGCCAGCATCTCCAGAGCTAACGTAGCCTTAACAGGCTCACGCTTTTCTATGGCGTTCACCCCCACCGTGGACGTAGCCACCGCTGTAGCCAGCGCCGGAAGCACCTTCACCGTCCCGCTCATGCCACCAAAATTATAACAGCCACTAAGAAAACAGTGGCACAGCCAATAGAGGCCACAAGCAGCCCATTGTCTCCAGCCCGCAGCCACACCCCTACCTTCGCATACCACGGCCTTGACGCCCTCTCCTCTTCCTCCATCCGATCCAACGCCTCGTTAGCCAAACACTCCCCCAACGCCACCCCCTCATCCTCCAACTTAGCCACCCGCTCATGCACCTCCCGATAGAGCTTAAACAGGTATTCAATGTCCCCCGCCATCTGCTTTTGCGTTCCTACGGGGGTTCCTTGCGTTTTAAGAGCTTTTTTTGCCATACAGCCATCTACACCCCCATCCCTCACATTGTCAAGCCTATGCCCGCGTAAGGCCATATTTTTTTACAGGTCGTCCTAACCGTCCTATAGCGATAGATAAAACGTCACTTCATCTACTCCAAAAAATCCAATTAAGGCGTTGTTTTGGCACTTTTTTAACGGTGACTTAAACCCCTCTTGGCTATTTTTTTACAGCTTGCCTAGACCGTCCTTTGGCACTTTTTTTAACGGTGGTCTGGACCAATCCTAATCCTGCTCCCGCTGCCCGGCTGCGACCCCCTCCCCCCTAGTGGGACAAATTGGCACAGTGACAAATTGGCACAGTACGTAGGGACAGGATGGCATAGTGTACGGACGGACACTAGTGTCCACCTGAACACTGCGACAAAATGGCACACTGCCTGGGCCTAGGGTAGCGGGCGATCGGGCCGGCCCATGCGTGCGATCGCGTGACGATGGAATGGGAGGGTGATGGATTAGGACACTATTGAACCGCTAGCTTGCACTAGCTTTCCTTTCCCTTCCCACCTTTGGCCGTGGGGCGATGCGCTCCCTTCCTTCGCTCCCTTTTTCTCTATACATTCTAGAGAGTGTAGGGGCGAGATTTCCGATCGCTTGCGCTGGATGCCGAAAGTTTGATCGCACGTAAACCCTTGGGCTTGCTCACACTTGCGAACTATCTTTGCGATTGCGTGCGAATTATCTTGAGCGTGAGCGGTGCGCGTGCATTGTAGAGGGCATGGAACACATCAACTCCCTCACCCAAATCACCCCCGCGATTGTCTCGCAGGTTTTCGCTCTCTCCGTTGCCGAGCAAGAAAAGTTCGTGGAGAGAATGACCACGGCGCAGGCGGAAAAGTTTTTCGCTCTCGCTCTCGCTGCTCTTTCCTCCCGATAATCCCGCAACCCAACCCAAAAAATGAAAACGATCATCACCCTCACCGACACCTTCAACTCTCACAAGATTTCTTCCCATCGCACGGTGGGCGCCGCAGTCGCGTCACGGGCTCGGCATTCGCGGGCGTGGGCGCGGGCGAACGGGCCGGGCAGCTACATCACGTATTCGATCACAGCCTCTGACGGTGCCGACATATCGGATGAAATTTGCGCGGAGGAATTTGCCTTGGCTTCCCGCTAATTCAACCCCAACCCCCAACCCAAAAACAAAATGACCGCAATGACCACGCTAGAACTGAAGCTCGGCACCAATCGGGGCAAACCCCGCATTTGGATCGAAGGGCGCGCCTTGCTGGCGGCGGGATTTGCGCCGGGCCTTCCCTTTCACGCATCATTCGCACCGGGCCGGATTATCCTTACCCTTGGCGCTTTGCCCTGCGTGAAATCGCGGACAGTTTCGGGCAAGATTCGGGCAAGTGGGCCGCATCGCGTTGGAAATGGGCGCGGGAATCATTACGATTATCCCCGCTTCCCTCTAATCTTAACCCTTCCCAAAATGACTACCAATCCAACCGGATTCTTGCTGCACGAAGGCATCACGCCAAGTGGCGCGCCTTTCGTGGCCATTGCAACCATGCATTCGCGCAACCCTAAGACGGGCGATATGGTTCAAATTTGGTTTCTTTTGCGTGATGTAAATCCTGTCCATGTTGTAAAGGAAGGGATAGACGCGGAAACAATCTGCGCCGGATGCCCTTTTGCGTCGGGTAATGGTTGCTACGTTACCACGCATCACGCGCCCCTTAGCGTTTGGAAAGCTTACAAACGCGGAAGCTATCCATTGTTGAACCCTAGCGGTTATCGCAATGCCTTCGGCGGGCGGAAAATCCGATTCGGCGCATACGGCAACCCTAGTCTTATGCCGATCGCTATGGTTCGCGCAATTGCCAAAGTTTCAGCGGGCTGGACTGGTTATTTCCACGACTGGCGGGAAAACCCCTTGGCCGCGCAGTACGCCGAGTTTTTCATGGCCTCGACGGAGACAGAAAACAGTCGCGCACAGGCGGAAAGTCTAGGCTTCCGCTACTTTCACGCTTCGCCGGTGAAACCGGACAACGCGAGGGAATGCTTGTCCGAAACGCACAAATTGGCCTGCGCCAATTGTCGCCTTTGCGCCGGTCTTTCAAAAGTGAATCAGGCTTCAATCTGGATCAACCCTCACGGGAACGGAACGGCTAAAGCAATGGTCGTAGCTCTTTCAGTCTAAGCAACCCAACCAAGAAAACAAATGCACACACAAATGACAGCCGCCCAAATTGCTATGATTTCAGACCTCGCGGACGATCTTAGGCCAACGGTGGCAAAGATCGAAAGTTCGATCCCTACTACTAGGGGCCACTACGGAAGGTACGGATCGCTTCTCTCTCAACTTAGCAACGGGAACGCGACTAATGCCGCGATCCTAGTTCTTGCCTTAATCGAAGCCGGAGCGAACGCGCAAGGCGCCCGCGACGGCTTCAAAACCTTTTGTTAACTTTCCCGTGATGACTCTTCCCACTATTCACACAAACGGAACAAGTGCCCGCGAACTTGCCAGAGGGTACTCTAATGCCCGCTTGGCTGTCCAAAACGCTATTGAAATTCTGTCCAAGGTTGAATTCAATGCCCGCGATTATTACACGCAAGGGCCGGATGCCTGGAATTTGGCTGTAAATGAGCGAAGCGCGGAATTTGACAAGTTGCGATCCGTTGCTGACGAACTTTACAAACTCGAAGAACATTGTTGCGACTTTATCAAATGAAAGCATTCGCCCTTATTTTCGCGTTCGCCCTTACAGCGCAAGCCGATCCACCTGAATCGTTTTTCCGCGCTTTGCACCTAGTCGAAACAAGCGGGCGAACGGGTCCGATCCTTGGCGATAATGGCCGGGCATTGGGGCCGTTGCAAATCCACCGGAATTATCACAAGGACAGCAAGATTGCGGGCGATTATTCGCGTTGCGCTGATTTGGCCTATTCCAAGCGCGTTGTCAGCGCCTATCTGAAACACTACGCGCCCACGGCGTGGCGCAATGGGGACGTTCACACGCTTGCCCGCGTTCACAATGGGGGGCCAATGGGGGCAAACAAGAGCGCCACGCTAATTTATGCGGCCAAGGTGCGCCGTCTATCGCATCGCCCGTGAAATCGTCTTAAATCGCAAGGAAACGGCCCCAGGCGCAATCCTGGGGCCTTTTCTTGCCCGGCTTGCCCGGCTTGCTCGCGTCAATAGGGGGCCTGTCGTTTGGCCTCCCCTTGTCACGCTTTTCTTGCCCGCCTTCGCCCGCCATTCCGTGATAAACTAAGGGCCGATCCCGCTCATGGCCTACTTTCCCACAGTTTCGACGCAAAAGGCCGTAGATTTGGCAGGGATCGATGCTGCCTGCGAGGTGGCCTATTGGTTTGCCCGCAATTACCCAGAAGAGCGCGAGGATCGCCTGGCGCAAATTGACTCCCTGCTCGATGTCAGGCTTTTGATCACGTCCGGACGCTACCCTTAAAGGGCGAACGGAAGCGAACGGAACAGAAGGGAACGGAAGGGAACCGGGCGCAAACCGGGCGCGAACCGGACGGCAACCCACGGGCTACCCACGGGATCGGCCAATGGGGCGTACGGGCTAATGAGGGCAAACGGGCCAATGGGCCGATTCCTGGGGCCAATGGCTTGACAAACGGCCAATGGGGCCGATCCTTGCCCTTGGTTGTTTTGTGTGAGTTGCATCAAGAGCCCGGTCCCTAGGTGGGCCGGGCTTCTTGTTAGCCGAAGTTGACAAACGGAAAAGCGGCCATGATAGAGTGGTCCTTGTCAGTTGTGCGGGGTGCAAATCCGCTGAACTCTTTGTCAGTTGTAAGGAGCCCGGTTCGAGATGCACCCTCGCACCGGGCTTTTTCTTTTCCCGAGTCTGGCGCATAAGAAGGAAACGTGTACCGCACAGCCCCAAACAGTCGGGCGGCTGATAGATGCGGGAAGGTGTTTCTAGGCCGATCCAAAGCCTAGCGGGAATCGCAAGATTCCTGAAACAGCAAACGAAGCCGGGGGTTCAGCCAGTCTCTTTTCCCCGGTGAATGCTACTGCATCCCACAGGCTACGAGAAACAGCCAAGGCGAATTAGGGTTAATACACGCTGAGGTGGGGAGAGATTGGCAAGGCGTAGTGCCGAGCGTCATCCGGCACCGGGAAAGGGAACCTTACGAAGTAGCAGGCTCTTTTAGGGGGCTTGCTATGCTCAGAGGGGTGGCAGGAAGGGAAGGTTACGAAGGCGCGATTTACTACTATGAGTTACAACGATTACCTAAACACGGATTACTGGAAAGCGGTTGCGGGCGCGGTGAAGGCGCGAGCCAACTGGAAATGCCAGGTTTGCAATAGTCCGCTCGATCTAAACGCTCATCACAGGACTTACGACCACCGGGGAGACGAACTGAACCACCTAGATGACCTGATATGCCTTTGCCGTCGTTGCCATGCCGTTTTTCACGGGAAAGACGCTGCGCCCGCTCCAGCGCCCGACGTCAACAAAAACAGGGAACGCATTGCTAGAAAGAAAGAGCAGAAGGCGGCGCGGCACGTTTACGACCACGAAGGCGATATGCCGGGGCATTGGTGGGACGGGATTTTGACACGGGAGTTGATCTTTCGCATGGCTACGAAATGCGGAGCGTTCACCAACGCCACGCTGAGAGCCGTTGGCGTGGATTTCCCGCTTAAATCAGGTTGGCGTGCTCGCCTAGAGGGAAAGAAGGTGAGCCGGGACCAATACCAGGCCGCGCTTTTAGGAAGGAACATTTACGCCTGAGTCATAGGAACACTGAGGGTGAAATACGAAAGAAGTCAAGCCTAAATCTCGGAAGAAAGATCAAGGAACAATTCGATTGTGCTTGTGGCCAGTGAACACGCGACTCATGTTGGGAACGTGCAAACAACCAAACACAATCCCCTCGAAGATGCGCTTGCCGCGTATTCGCGAGCCCTCGGCCATCACGCTTTTTGCGTCGTTGCCTTCCGTAAATATCGAAACGCGACGTTCCGCGAGTCGCTTGTAGCTTCCGCTTCCGGCGTTCGCTGGTGGCACGCCTATATCATCAAATGGGGGAAGTTCTGATGAAAAAACGCCTCCTCTCTCTTTCCCCGGCTGAGTTTTGCAAAGCGACTCGGGCGTGTAGCGATGGCGCGGAGTTTGCCGCCAAATACGCGACGATGCGGGACGTTTGGGACAACTGCCAGCGTGTCGATTGGCTCGTCTGGATGCTGAACGCGGTTGACGCTCCACGGGACGAAAAAAAGTGCCGCCTTTTTATGGTGTGGTGCGCGAGAAACACGCCGCTTGCCGATGGTCGGACTACGGGCACGCTGCTTACGGATCGGCGCAGCTTGGCCGCGCTGGACGTTGCGGCTCGATTTGCTAACGGCAACGCCACGCAAGAGGAGTTGTCGGCTGCGTGGTCGGCTGCGGAGTGGGCTGCGAGGTCGGGTTCGGCTGCGGGTTCGGCTGCGGAGTCGGCTGCGTGGTCGGCTGCGTGGTCGGCTGCGAGGTCGGGTTCGGCTGCGGGTTCGGCTGCGGAGTCGGCTGCGAGGTCGGGTTCGGCTGCGGGTTCGGCTGCGGAGTCGGCTGCGTGGTCGGCTGCGGAGTCGGCCCAATCAGCCCAATTCCGCAAAATGGTGGCCAACCCTTTTATCTCCCAAAAATGAGCTTCCAATACAACGACAGGTCCGACATTCCCGGCCTCTTAGACATGGTTCGGCGCGGCTGTGAACGGCTTTATTCGCTGCAATCTGGTGCCGAGCGCGAACGGCGGGCTCCTGTTCACAAGTACGCAAAAATGAGCAACACGCAGAAGGACGACGCGATCCTGTTGGCTAAGGCAGGCGAGCATACAGTGTCGCAGATTGCCCATATTATCGGCCATACGCAATCGGCCACGCATAAACTTTTGGTCGTGCGGAACGGATTTAAGTTGCGCGACGGGCGGCACGATAAGAGAAAGACCACGCCATGAGCAAACTACCCCTGCCAGAGCTAGTCAAAAGCTACTTTTTGTACAACATCACCAAGCGCCGCGCTTTCGCTTACATAATGGCCGATAACATGGAACGCCGCGCACCCGGCAAGGGCAACAAGGCCGCGAAGCGCGAGGCTAGGCTCGTGGAGCACAAGCTTGCGGCTGCCTGGGCCTTCGAGGACGCATTTAACGGGGGGGGGGGGGACTAGGTGCGCGTCCTCATCGCGTGCGAGTACAGCGCAACCGTGCGGGATGCGTTCAGGGCCACCGGGCATGATGCATGGTCGTGCGATCTGCGCCCAACGGAGGGCGATCCCGCTTGGCACATCGAAGGGGATGTCTTGCCGCACCTGTCTGCCGGTTGGGACATGATGATCGGCCACCCACCTTGCACGCATCTATCCCTTTCCGGCGCACGATGGGCCACGGATCACATGGTAAAGGTTAAGGGAACGGCGGGACGCTGGCATGACGGCACCGAAAAGCGCAGGCTTCGCGATGAAGCAGCAGCATTTTTCCGCACGCTATGGGAAGCACCAATCCCGAGAATTTGCTTAGAAAACCCAATGAGCATGGCCAGCACGCTTGTAACGCGAAAGACCCAAGTGATCCACCCTTGGCAACACGGACACGGAGAGCAAAAAGCCACTTGGCTTTGGCTAAAGAATCTACCTATGCTCCTACCCTCAAACATTGTCACAGGCCGCGAACAACGCATTTGGCTGATGCCTCCCGGTCCAGACCGCGAGAGAGAGAGAAGCCGCACATTCAGCGGGATCGCTTTAGCAATGGCAACGCAATGGGGAAAACTAACATGAGCAACCTTATCAGACTACACGGCAACGGGCCGCTTGTTTCCGCCGAGGTGGACGCGATTCTTTGCCACTGGCGGGCCACCTATCGCCTGAGCATCGGAAAGAGCATCGACGCGGCCATCCGTTTCTGCGCCTCGCATCCAGACTTCTCGATCCAGGCACCGGCTCCAGACGACACGCCCCGGCGCGGGCATCGCACGCCGCTCAACAAAGAGCAGAAAGAGCGCATTTTATTCTTGTCTCAACAGGAAAAACGGACACAAAAAGCAATTGCCACCGAGTTTGGCATCCACATCAACACAGTGAGGAACATATGCAAAACAACCCAACCATCAGAATTGATTTAACGGATGATAATAGTCGTTTGCTCGGCAACGGGGAGCCCGTTTTCCCCGGCGTTTATTGGCGCAATATAGACTTTGAAGACTCGTGGACGCTAATAGACGCGGACACGGTAGCAAGCGGCTTGGTCGTGGATCAGGAGGATGAGTTTGAATACAGATTCCCTATGGCTATCGTGGGCCGCGAACCACAAATGGACAGGTTTAACAGCGGGTCTATTCGGCAGAACAAGACCGGCAAGGGGCGATACGACCTTTTGCCGCTAGAGGGAATGCGGGCTTTGGCGATGCACTACGAGCGCGGGGCGGCTGCACACGGGGACAGGAATTGGGAACTCGGCCAGCCGCTTTCCGTGTTCAAGAACAGCCTCACGCGGCACGCCTGTCAGGTAGCATACGCATTTGACGAGGATCATGCGGCGGCGGTGGCGTGGAATGCCTTTGGCTACATTACGACAATGGAGAGGATTCGCGCCGGGCTGTTGCCTATTGAACTAGACGATCTTGGCGTTTGCGACAAAGAGGTTGCCCGCTGAATCAAACATTCCTTAAACACTAACCAAATAATTCTATGAGCACCATCAAAGAGATCAAAAGCTGGCCAGTAGGCACCATCATCCCCAACCTGTCGGCTACGGCCAAGGTTGTTTTTGCTCGCAAGACCGGTGAAGGGCAATACGGGCCTTGGTCTGTCCAAGGGGTAGTCCTAGCCGACGAAACGGGCGACGAAATCCAAGCATCCTGTTGGGGCTTTGACGACCTTTCCTACATCAAGGGCCAAGCCGTAGCGGTGGCGTCCACGGGCAAGAACCACAAGACCGGCAAGACCCAAGGCGTCGAGCTTGTGGAGGGCAAGGGGAAGGACGGCACGGCACGTTTGGAGCTTAAAGTAGGGCATAAAACGGGCGGATTCATTGGCGGCAGCACGCCAAGCCCTGAAAGCACCAAGCCAATGGCCCCGCAAACGGCTATTCCTGCTCATTCTAGCCCTTCCGCGCCCCCGCCCGTGTCTGGAGCCTCATTTGACGAGCGAATGGCTAAAATGGCCACGCTTTACAAGCATTGCCTGTTCTATGCGGGCACGGCTCTAAACGGGAGCAAGCTCACAGACCCTGAAAGCCTGCGAAACGTGGCCACCTCCCTGTTCATCGAGGCCAACAAGAGCGGTTTGGGTGCCAATCCGCCCGCGTTCACCTCCACCGAAGAAATTCCCTACTAACATGAACGACATTCAACCACAGGACGCGGCGAACCCCGCCCTTGACGACAAAAAGCCTTTAATGGAACGGCTCAAGACGAGCGCGGACACGGCAGACAACGCCAACTATTGGCGCAGGAAAGAGGACAACCGCTGGGGCGCCTACGAGATCGAGCGGAGGAAAGGCCATGATTAAGCGACTCGTTGAATGGCTGTGCCGATTTAATCCGCGCTATCGCTACGTTCCCTTGCTTGGCGGTTGCGCTAGGCTCTGGGTGTGCTATCGGGCAAGCGATGGGCGGCGTATCTACTCCAGCGCACGCCGCACCCGCCGGGCATCACAAGACCTGTGCGACCGGCTGAACCAGCCGTAACGAATTACCTCGCCACAACCATAGCAACACCCACACAACCCACCCATGTCCCACTATTACACCCTAGACGGCAAAGCCTGTCACACTCAGCCCACTAAGAAAGGGGCCAAGAATCCAGATAGACCAACAGATGTTAGGGACGCTCGCCGTCTCAACCTCTACCCCTCCATCACCGGCATCACAGCTATGCTGGCGAATGACGGCCTCACCCGCTACAAGCAGATGATGATCGCGGAAGAGGCTTTTAAGCGCCCTCCCATTGGCGGGGAAGACCTCCAGGAATACACCAACTTCCTCATCGACAAGGCGTCTACCCCAGCCAAAGAAGCGGCAGAGCTTGGAAGCAAGATTCACGCGCTCTTAGAGGCCCACGGCAAGGGCGAAGCGGTGGACATGGAAGAGTTGCTGACATTCCCCTCAACGGGCGAGAAAGTGCCCGCAAGGGACGTTATTCAGCCCGTCTTGGCCCGCGTTGCCTCCCTTGGCGTCATCGCGCTGGGACACGAGGTGGTGGCGGTGAACGCGGAACATGGCTACGCTGGGACGCTGGATATGCCGTGGCAGCAAGGCTGGGTTGTCGGCGTGATGGACTACAAGACCACGAAAACCAAGCCGGGAGAGCCTGTCATTCCGCGCTTGTCCCATGCCATGCAGCTTGCGGCGGGGATACAGGCCCATTCAGGGGAAGAAGCTGCGTATTCGCCAATCCGCGCCCAGAACGTCTTCATCTCCACTACGGAGCCGGGGCGGGTGGATGTCATCGAATACAACGGGGCGGAGCTTGCCGAGGCTTGGGAGGCATTCAAAGCCTGCCTGGTGCTCTGGCGCGTGGTGAACAAGCACGATCCACGGAAGGGGGCTGTCTAATGAGCCCGGCAATCCAACAGGCGTTTGATAAGTGGTATCCAAAACACTATCTGGCCAACGATGTAGCAATACGCCATGCCCTCGACATATTTGAGGCCGGCTGGAACGCTGCCAGCGCACAAACGGAAGGTGTTCGCCCCGCCGGGGGCGCTAGCACGGCAGAGGACATCTATGCCGCCTACCCCCGCAAGGTGGCAAAGAAGGATGCGCTAAGGGCTATTTGCAACGCCATGAAGACGGCGGGCCGGGAGAAGCTGCTAGTCGCAACAAAGCAATATGCGGCGGCTATGGCTAAATGCCCCTTGGAGGAACGCAAATTCATCCCGCATCCGGCAACGTGGTTCAACCGGGGGAGCTATGACGACGATCCCGCCGAGTGGGGCACTCCAGAGGTGAGCCAATTCAGCGTCTCCCACTAACGTGGAGCGATCCTCTGACAAGCTGGAAGCGGGCTTCCTTGGCGCGATCCGCATTGACAACGCCATCATCGACAAAGCCCTGCAAGCGGGCCTGACGGCAGGACACTTTGCCGACATCCCCAACCGGGAGCAATGGAAGCTCGCCGTGGAGATGCGAACGGAAGGGGCAGAAGTGTCAGATGCGGGGCTTTACGCGAAGGCGCACGGCCTAGGCATCCTCGCCAACCTTGGGGGCATGGATAGGCTCCTTAGCACGGGGACAGGCAGCGCCCTTGGCTACGAGCAAACGCTTGCCTCCCTGATCGATGCCTACGGCAAGCGCGAGGCTTACAAGCTCCTTAAGCGGGGCATGGAGGGGCTTGCCAAGCAAACGCTAGAGATGGCCGACATTAGGGAGCTTGCGGACAACCTCACCACCATCTGCGCCGGGAAGCAGAATCATCACCGCAGCATTGCGGACATCGACGCGGAGATTGACGCTGACGTTAAGGCGGCAATGGAAGGCAAGACCGGGGACGAGGGATCGCTGACATGGGGCCTGCCCAAGTTGGACGCCTTCCTGCGCCCGATTCGTCGCCATGAATACGTCTTGGTGTGCGCCAGGCCGTCGCGGGGCAAGTCGTCCATGCTGGCTTTCATCGCCGGGGCCAACCTCATGCAGGGGAAGCGCGTCGCCTTCTTCACGCTCGAAACGTCCGACAAGGCCGTTGTTCAGCAGATGGCCGCGCAGATTGCAGGGGTGCGGCTGGATAGCATGTCCCAATGGATGCCAGACCAATTCCGCTTGTTCAACTCAGCCCGTGCCAAGCTGAAGGACAGCAAACGCCTGATGGTGTTCGACCGGGACATGTCCTTAGACGCTATTACAGCCCGTTGCAGGCTCTTGGCTGGGAGCTTCAAGCCAGACCTAGTGATCATCGACTACCTCGGCTTAGTGGCCACGAACGGGCGCACGCCATACGAGCGCGTCAGCCTTGTCTCCAAGGCCATGATCCCGCTCCGCAAGGCTCTTGGCTGCGCTCTAGTCGTAGGCCAGCAGCTTAATCGGGCGTCAGAGGCACAGGAACGCGAGCCCACCTTGGGAGACCTTCGAGACAGCGGACAGCTAGAAGAGGATGCTCACCGCTGCGTCATGCTGCATTGGAAGGATAGCAACATCCTAGACCGTGAAATCCGTGCCTACAGGATTCTCCAGCCCAAGCTGCGCGACGGCAGAACGACATCCGTTGACGGCATCGAGTTTAACGCCCCCACCACCACTTGGCGGGAAGCGAAATAATCTTCACAAACACCCATTTTGTTCTTGCGACTAACGCAAGCTGCGACATAAACAACTCCACCCAATAAATGAACATGACAACAAAGCAACTTACAGAATCAGGATTTGAACCTCTCACCCACCCCTACACGGAGGACGAAGGAGAGATGTTCTGGCGTGCCCGCCTCCAGCTTGAAAAGGGCGGCATCCCATACGAGCTATCGGACGAGGGTGGCGGCGTGGTGATTTACACGAAGCCTGTTCACAAGGAGGACAAGCAATGAGCCCAAACGCGCAACGCATCGCCATCGCGGTGGCGTGTGGGTGGACGTACCCGAGAATCGTCAATGAAGACCCAATGGGCAGACCGCCTGAGACGACAGATCGCTTTGAAGTAGTTCCCGACTACCTCAACGACCTCAACGCTATGCACGAAGCGGAAAAGGTGCTGACGCCGACACAGCGGGAAGCCTTCGCGTGGCACCTGTGCTGGGGAAAATACGATTGGTACAAGAGCCCGGAGTTGCCCGGCAACCGGGAACCCAACGGCTCATGGCTGGAGGAGTCGCAGGCCGATGCGTTCAAGACGTACCACTCCACTGCCGCCCAACGTGCCGAGGCGTTCCTTCGCACAATCGGGAAGTGGGAGGCCAAGCCATGAACACTCATCCCGAGGCAGTAAAGGCCAGATTTGACGCACAGGCCGAGATGCTTTTCGTGATAGAGGCGATGCTGGATGGAGACGGCGCAGACGCAGAGACGCACCTTGCGAGATGGAAAGACCGTAGACGATACGCAAGACACATAGAAAAACCGGAGTTGGCCACAACCACGGTGACAGCAGATACCGAAGAAGCTGCCAACCTTCGGTCGTTACTCGCGGAATGCTATGAACGGTTGCAATACCGTGAACACTGCGGCGGACTTCCATATGACGTAGAGTTCCGAGTCGTACGTGCTTTAAGTCTTCCTCGACTTAGCGAAAAGTCGCTCGCCGCACGGGAGGCCACGCCATGAGCAAGACCACTCCCGACACGGAGGCGAAGCTCATTGCCGACGCCTACGCCCGCGCCCGCGCCGCCGCCCGCGACGCCGCAATGAAGAAGGAGGACAAGCCATGAAACGAACGCCAATTAAGCGCAAATCCCGGCTGGCCCGCGTGTCCAAGAAGCGTCGCGCTGAAGGGGCCATCTACGCCGTCAGTCGCAAGGAGTATTTGGAGCTACGCCCCATTTGCGAAGTGTGGCGTCAACTGTCCCAAAGTCTGTGTGCCGACAAGCTCACCCTTTGCGAAGAGGTGTTTGGGGCTAATTGGGGTCCACCGGCCTACTCCCGCGACGTTCACCACGTTAAGGGACGCAGCGGCACCAACTACCTAGACATCCATACATGGATGGCTGTGAGCCGAAAAGCGCACACCTGGATTCACAATAACCCTAAAAAGTCCCGCGAGATGGGATGGCTGTTATGATCCAACCCCTCGGCAGACTCCAATTCCGCGTCCCTAGCAGCAAGGGTGGGGAAGGCTACATCGTTGACCTCGAGGAGAACGGAGAGAATGGCTTGTGCCATTGCTGGGACTTCGTCTCCCGCCGCCAAGCCCTCTACGACGAACAGAAGGTTGTTGTGCCATACGGCAAGCCCAAGGCCACGCAGTGCAAGCACATCCACGCTGTCCTGTTACACTTGGGAGCACAGGTGGTGGAACAAGCAAGAAACCAAATGAGCCCGCATGAATAAATCCATCCCCCAGCACACCTACGGGTTTGTTGACCAGTCTATTCTGCGCGGCCAGACTGAGGATGCGCGTGAGTACGAGCGGTGCGTAATCTTTGGGGCTACGTCCATACCGTCGCGAGCCTTGCACTTCTCGATCCTCTGCGAGAGCGGGGCACAGTGGGCAAGGATTCCGCTCAACAAGTTACGGCACGAGCAGCCTACCTCTGAGGTTGTCCACAACCTCCCGCAATTGCAGTCATGGGACTGCCACGGATGGGACTTCTGTGTAACACAATACGAGTATCTGAGGGAGATGGGTTGCCACTACCGCAGCCGGGATGGGGTGATGGTCCCCGCAAGTTACTGGTTTACCCTCGATCACACGGACAACGGCTACAGCCAGTACCCGCCAGAGCACAAGTGCTACCACTTACTGCTGCTTGAGGATGGGTCTGGTCAGATCGCCGCCCAGCCTAACAACCGCATTCTATGGAGGGACGATAGCTTCGTTCGGCCTAATCCCAATATACTTGCGGAATATCGGGTGATGCCCGAGAAAACGTGGCACGCAGAACTGGGTCGCAACGCCGACCTAAACAAGATGGCTAAGGAATAACAAAGAACACCAATGAGTAAAGGAATGAGGCCGCAAAACGGCTACAACCGCGCCAAGTGGCACGCCAATTACGACACGGTTTTTGCCAAGAAGCCCAAGAAGGCTAGGAAACCCCGCTCCAATGACAAACAACGCTGAAGACCTTAACCTCTTGGGCGAGGATACGTTTCAACCCGCAATCGGGCTGGCTCCGATTTCAGGTGGGGCTTGGCTTGGCGTTTCATTCGGGGGGGGGGGTAAACTCAACGGCTATGCTTTGTGGATTCCGTGATCGCAACATCCGGCCAGACTTTATATCTTTTGCGGATACTGGGGCAGAAATGCCGCACACTTATGAGCACGTTGCCGCAATG